CGAGCTTGGCGCTCTTCGCGCTGGTCAGGTCCGTCGTGCTCGCTCCGAAGATGGAAAGCACGTCCACCTGGCCATCCGAGTAGGCGTCCATCGCCGCCGTCAGCGCCAACGCACCGGTTGTGGCTCCGCCAGTGGCAAACGCTCCGAGACGCCAACCGGAAGTGGCGTTGAGAATAGCGGCCTTGGAAGCCAAGCCGACGCCAGCCGTTACACCGTCGAGCACGCCCAGTTCCGCCGCGCTCAGCCCGCCGCCAGCGATCGCGTTGAGTTCGGCGGGCGTCGCCGTGACGGCGACCTCGGACCCCTCCACCCCGATCGACAGAGAGGTGACTTTGATCGCGCCCAGGTTGCTGCCCTTGATCAGATAGAGCACCCCTCCGGCCGCATCAGAGAAAATGACGTTCGTGCCGTCCCACGAGACCGAGACGGGAGTCGATGCCATTAGATGGTCTCCCCCGCTACGAAATCGGAATTTCCTCCCAGGTGACGGACACCTGGAACACCGCCGTCGTCGTGGTGGTCTGATCGCACAGGCAGACAGCCGTGCCCGGCGCGATCACAAAGTCGCCGTCATACTCGGCCCGCAGCACGAACGGCGCGACCGCCGTCGTTCCGACGCCCGTGAACAGCGAGATCCCCGCCGCCCGGAAAAACACCGGCGCCGCGGTGAACGTGTTCGTGGTCGGCGACCACTTCGCCTTGTTCGTGACCACCCCACCGAGTACCCCAACCGGCGCGACAATCGTCGCTGTCGCAATCGGCGCCCCAGTCGCGTGGGTCGAACCGGCATTCAGCACGTACGCCCACTCCAGCGCACCTGGCGCGTTGTTGCCGCTGACCCAGGACATTTCGAGCCGGACGATGCTCACGTTCACGTCGCTACCAGCCGGATTCCAGAGCGTCGGATGGCCGCCACCGGTCCCTGGCACGATCAGCGCGATCCCGGCTGAGGCCGAACTGCCCGTGTAGACACGCCCGCGCGAGTTCGCCTCGTAGTACTTCCCGTGAAGCTGCGTGACGACCTTGCCGCCGTCTCGCCCTGTGCGATCAGCGTCGTTTCCGGTCACGCCGTCGCCGTCGTTCCGTTCGCCGACAAACTGTGCTGGCATGTCTCCGCTCCTTTAGCCCGATACCACCTTCGCGCCCTCATCGAGCGGGAAGTAGAAAATTTCCCATTTCGTCGCGCCAGTCTTCGTCGCCGCCGAGTGCAGAATGATCGCACCAATGCCGACGACGAAGTTGTACTGCCCCGTCACCGGAATCATTCCGGCGTTCCCGATGACGATGGGCGTTCCATCGCCCTCGACGAGCAGCCACCCGCCGATTTCCAGCGACTTACTGTCAACCGTCGAGGCCAGCGTCACGTCGGTCCCGGTCGTCGGATTGGCCACGACGGTCAGGACAGGGTCAGTGCTTTGAATGGCCGTCGTCACTTCACCGATCAGCAGCGTCACGAAAATGTTCCCGCCGCTGATGGTGAACAGCGTTTGATCCGTCGAGGCCGGAAGCGTGGCTGCCGCCTTCACGCAATGCAGGCCCATGCTGCAAGCCGCTTGCGTATCACGACTCTGATTCCAGTCCATCGCTTACGCCTCCACGATGTAGGCGCCGATATCCAGTGGAACGTAAAAGACGTGCCACTCCATCGAGCCCGTTTGACTGTCACCGGCCACGAGATCGATCGTCCCGACATTTACGACGAACTGTCGCTGACCCGCCGCGAAGATGATCCCGCCCGCCAGAGACAAGACCAGCGCCGACCCGTCACCCTCGACCAGCAGGAACCCTCCAACTTCCAGATCCTTGCTATCGACGGTCGTTGCCAGGTCCACGGATGTTCCAGTCGTGGGATTGGCGACGACGCTCAGGACGGGATCGGTCGCTGAAAAGACGGTGGTCACGCACTCGCCAAACATCAGTTTGACGAGACAGCGACCACCCGCGATCGTGAAAAGACTCTCTGTCGTCGTCTGGGGAAGCGTGTCCCCCGCTCGGAAGGCGTGCTGCCCAAGTCCGAGCGTGGTAAACGTCTCCCAGTTCTGCTCACTGCGATACATCAGGCGTCTCCTGGTTAGAGCGCCGTCACGCCCGTGTGACCCGGATACCGCGGCTTGCCGATCATCACGCACGACAGATCCATCGGGTCGGCCGTGGCACTCACCGCCCACACGATGAACCGATTCGTCGTCGTCATCGTGTCGCAGTCAAACTCGACCAGAAACAGCTTGTGGTCGAAGGTCGCGGCCGTCAGCGTCAGGCCGGTGTACGCAACCGCGGTCGGATCGCCGAACGTATCGGCGAGCGTGGCGCCCGCGTCAGCCGCCGCCAACCGGTAGTTGAACGCGATGGCCGTGGCACTCTTGGCCGCTGCGATCGCGGCCGTCGAGCCGGGATAGCAGATCAGCGTCGAATCGCTCGAGATGTCGCCGAAGGCAAAGATGAACGAGACGGTGCTGAACCGGCTCAGGTCCACGGCGTCACTGTCCACGCCAGCCCCGCCGTAGGCTTCCGTTTCGATCATCGGGACGAATTGCAGTTCCTCACTCAGTCTGCTCATGGCTCCTAGCTCCTTGTTGCCAACACGACCACCGGGCTGAGCGTCTTCGTCGATCCGCCCTTGAACGGTGTCACCGCAGCACGCGGCATCATCTGCCCATCGCAGCGATACGACGCACGGAACGTTGACTCGAATGTGCTGAAGAGGAAGTGAATCGACGATGCCTGCTCAACGCCGGCCTTCCGAATCAGCCGGTACTTCCGCAGGTTGATCAGCACAATGTCGCCGACCGTGCCGAGCGTGGCGTTGTACTCGGTCTCCACGACCGGGCGGCCCTTGATCGTCAGGATGCCAGCCGGCGAGTAGTTCACGAAGCGCGGCTCCAAGGCTCCAGCGCCAGCCGGGATGCTGAGCGCGTCGAGCTGCGGCCCGCAATCGCCGTTGATGAGCCACACGGAACTCGGCTTGTCACGCGCCGGCATCCGTGCCCACATCTTCGACAGGTTCGCGGTGTTGATCGTCGCCGCCGTCTGCTGTGTTTCCTTGTCCACACTCACGAGACACGGCGCACTGAGATACCCGAGCGGCTGCCCGGCCCCCGTGCCCTCCGTGATCGCGTCTTCGACCTGGAAGATCAGCTCGTCGCCAAACTGCGATTCCAGTTCGCCGCCGAGTGCAGCCGCGTCGGCCACGAGCTCGTCAGTCATGTACCCGAGCGCGCCGACCTTCCGCAGCTTCAGTTCGACGCGGGCCAATTTCGGCTTCGACGCCGTGGGCGCCGTGCCCTGGTCGATCCAGTAGCCGAGCACGCCACCGCTCCGGGTGCTCGCCCGGCTGGTCTCATCGATCACGTTGTAGGCGATCGAATCACCGCTGATGCTGCGAGTGTCCACACGACTCAGGATCTCGCCGCCCTCGAACATGTTGCGCTCAATGCCCGGCGCCACTTCGCTCGGGACCGCGAATCCGCCGTCTGACGGAATCGCCGTGCCCATCCCAGTCGCCGCGGCGTGCAGTCGCGAATCGACCCCGAGGCCACAGGCCGCGTTTTTGACCGCGATGGCGAAAGCCCCGAGGCCCGCCTGCCGCGCCTCGACCTTCATGGCCTCGGTGGCATCGCTGTGCAGTTCGGGCGTCCATGGTCTCATCTCTGCCCGATCGGTCCCGACCTGCACGCCCGTCGTGGTCGTGGCCCGCTCGGCGTCCTGAAAGCGCAGCTCGCGGGCAATCTCCGGCTTGAGGGCGTCGAGCTGCGCCGTGATGGCATCGACGCGCTTGCCCTCGTCCTCGGTCAGTTTGCGGTTGCCCTCGGCTGCGGCTGTGTCGAGCAGGCCCTTGGCTTCCGCCTTCAGGTCGTGCTCTTCCTGCCGCAAGATGTGAATACGTGCCGGCATTGCTGCCCTCCTCGAATGGCCTGAAACGACGAAAGGCGCGCTCCACGCCGACCCGCCCACATGTGGGACAAGCCGATCGGTGGAAGCGCGCCTTCGACGGAAGCCGCGAATCCTCAGAGGGAAGTATTAGTCGTGTTCGTCAGTCTGTCGATTTTTGGCGACAAAAATAGACCGCATCGCCTGACGGACAGCTTCAGGCAGAGACACACCCTCCCGAGCCGCCGCCGCGTACGCGGAATCATAGAGGCTATTTTCGACGCGAACGTGGATGTTGGTGGACGGCTCCACGGGGGAGATCGCCGGGCGCCCTCGACGCGGTTTCTCTGGCATGGTTAGGTGAGGCCCAGGCGACGACGACGGTAATCCTCACCGGTCGTATCCGCCACGGCCATGATTGGCTCGGCCGCCACCTCCGCACGAAGCTCGCGGTCAGCCTTCCGGCCCGTCAATCGGCCCACCGTCTCCTCGAATGTGCCGATGGAGTCGATTAGCCCAGCCTTGAGCGCATCCTTCGCCGTCAGGGCCCGGCCCTCGCCGTAGCCTTCGCGCACGTCCCGCGGCGCCACCTTGCGCCCACGCGCCACGTCTCGGACAAACCAGCCGTACGCCTCGTCGACGCGCGCCTGCAGGACGGCCTTCGCCTCGTCGCTCAACGGCTCGAACGGATTCCCTTCAAGCTTGTACTTGCCGGCGGAAATCAGCGTCACGTCGATACCCTCCTTTTCGAGGGCTTGGCTGAGGTCCGTGTGGGCCGTGAACACCCCAATTGATCCGGCGACGCCGCTCGGGATGCTCACGATCTCGTCGGCCTGACTTGCCAGCCAGTAGCCTGCGCTCGACGCCTGATCGTTCACCATCGCGATCTGTTTCTTGACTCCGCGCAACGCGAACATCCTCGCCGCGAGCTCCTGAATGCCGGGCACTGTTCCGCCGGGCGTATGATAGTCATACAGAATCGTCCCGATGCTCGGGTCGGCCGCGACCGTGCTCACCATCTGGCCGATACGCTCAGCCGACGTGCCGCCGCTCGATTCGTCCATCGCGTTCATCCGATGAGCGAGCACGCCGTGAATCGGAATCAGCGCCACCCCGCCCGTTTTCGAGAGCTTGGGCGACTCCCCGCCGCCATCGCCAATCCGCGCGCGGATCTCCTCGGGCGTGAACTCATGGCCGGCGGCGCGAAACGCCAGAACGGACAGCAGCTCGGCCAGTTTCGACGGCGTGATCGCCCAGAGCGTTTCAGCGACGTAGCGCGCAAGGTACGTGTACTTCATGACGGTTCCTTCGGCACACCGATTTTGACATCGATCTTCCCAGTTGAGGGATTAAAGCTGAGCGAGTAGACGCGCTTGCAGGCTTGACAAGTCTCCGGCTCACCGGCGATCACGATTTCAACGCCAGCCCCGCAATTGCAGGTCAGGATGCCGTGGACGGGAATCCACACTGCCCGAATTGTGCAGGGCATCCCCACAATCGGCACGGCGGCCGGAAACGGGATCGCCTGTTTGCCGTTGTCACTCATGCAGCTTCTGTCCTTTCGAGCGCCAGCCCCGCCAGTCCTTCGGCGTAATCGGCCGTCTTCCACGTTTCCAGCGCCGCCAGCCAGCCAAGATTGACCACCTGGTGCGCCTGTTCCGCACAGTACGCTTCGGCGTGCTCATGCGAGAGATGCAGTGATTCCTCGACGAGCGACACGTGCTTGACGTAGAACGCCGTCACCGCCGCTACAAAGGCGTCTTCATCACCCGCATGGCGAACGGCCATTTTCTGCACGGCGGCAACTTCCTTTCGCAAGAGTCGCGCGGCCGTCTCCACCGCAATCGCCCGCGCCTGATCGCGGTCCTCATCGTCCTCGGGCGGCGTCCGCGCGCCAGGCTCAGCCGCTCTCGACTTACCCGTGATGTTCTGTTGCTCAAGCAATTCGTCGTACTCCGGCTTGTCGAGCCGGTTCCTATTTTCGATCTTCCGTGCTTCGTTCCGCGTCAGGAACGGCCCACCAGCCGCCTTCACTAAGCCATCGATGCGCTCCGAAAACTTCCCACGCACGAAGGCCTCTCGTTTGAACTCCGCGAAGAACCGCGCCGGATTCAAGATCAACTGATGATTGATTGCAAACTCCCAGAGCGACAGCCAGCTACCCATAGTGTACGTGATCAGGTTTTGGTCGAACTGCTCCGCGTTCCCAAAACTCGGGTCACTATTCTCCAGCATCATCCGCGGGACGCCCAACCAGCGGGCCATATCGTCAATCGAGAACTTCCGCGAGAGGAGCATCTGCGCGTCCTCGGGCGTCAACTTCGATTCGATCCACTTCGACCCCTGCTCCAGCACTTTTGGCAGATGCCACTCGCCCGCCGCCGTCACGAATGACCGCGCCATCCGGCGCGAGGCTTCGTCATCGAGTGTGGCCGGCACCTCGATCACGCCAGAGTTGAGCGTGCCGCGGCTGTAAGTCCGCGCTGCGTAACTCTCGGTCGCGAGCGCAGTACCAATGCTAGTCCGCGCCGCCGCCAGAATGCCCTTCCCCGCGATCCCATCCGACGATGCACCCATGAGGTGAAAAATCTCGCCGTCGTTGTACTCCGTCGTAACGCCCGTCTTGGGATCGCGCACGTCATATAGTCGCCTGCCGCGCCGAAGCCCGGACGTGATGAGCTTCGGCGTGACCGTCGTCGGGTCGGCAATCGGCTCGAGCTGGTCAATCGGTCCCCGAGGCCCCGGCAACGTCCAGTGGTAGGAATTCCCATGGTCGATCAGGTGGTACATCGCCTGCCGGCGCCACTGAAAGGAATCCTGCCGCGGGTTCGGCTTGTTGTGCAGCACGTCGTACAGGGGATGCCCATACGCCGGATTCGCCCCGCCGTTGTTCGGCAGCCGCTCGAACACTTGCAGGGGCAGCATCGCCAGGACCGTCGCGAGAATGTCGCGCCCGCGATACCACGCGCTAATCTTTTGCGCCGCCTCGGCATCGACGCGGACCCCTGATTCGGTCAGCGTACCGACGGGCTGATACCAGTGATCATCGAACGCATTTGGAGTGTCGGCTCGGAGCGAGCCAGAGAGAACGCGGGACAACCAGCCCATTAGCGCGCACCCTTCCGCATGTCTGGCCAGATCGCGACGGCGATCAGCAGACAGCCTAGGAGGATCAGCGCGGCTTCCAGCGAGAGCAAGTATACACCCGTTTCAAGAAAACACACACCCGCCAAGCCGAGGGCGTCATACAGGTCGAGGCCGTGACGCTTGATCATGCGCCCGACGCCTCTCGTGCCGCCGTCAATCGCCGCTCGAATTCCTCGGGTGTCACGGACTCACCGTTGATCCGACACCAGCGCAAGCCGGGCACGAAACACCTATTCGTGTCGGCCGTATAACCCGGCGTGACGCTCGCACAACATTGGCAGCACTCCGTATGGCCAAACTCCTTCACCTCTCCATCCTCGTCGATTGTCTCTCCGTCCTTCACCCACATGAGTGTCGGCACGTCGTAGCTACGCTGGGGATCGTACGACTCGGCAGGCTTTCCATTAACGTGCCAGCGGTGCTCGTGCCCCCGCCGATCCACGAAACGCCAACTCGTATCGGGCCTGTGCAGGCTCGTCACTTCAAGCGGATCGCACCCGCACTCAAACTCAACGTCCTGTATTTTCATGATGCCTCTCGCCTCTCGGGCGGATAGCGGTCCATGAGTCGTTCCATGATTTGCGTTGGGGTGAGATCTTCGTGAGCGAACAGAGCGGCTCGTGTCACAGGATGCAGCCGGAACAGGTTATACCCGTGCCGTTTGTAGATGGTTGATTTCATTAGCTCGATGACTGTAAATGACCCCTTTTCACGTTCCACTACTTCGTACCGCGCCTGATTGTCAGGTAGCACCACACGCCGCCCGTCTACTGGACCGCCTACGCATAAGACGTTCATCTCTCACCCTCCTACTGCCCCAATGTTCGCACACCCGCCAAGCCGAGGGCGTCGTACACGTCGAAGCCGTAACGCTTCATCATCAACCCCTGCTCCGCCTCAAGTGCCGCTGAATCCTAGCCTGCCTGATGATTTGCTCGGCCTCTTCGGCGGTAATTTCGCCGCGCTCGGCTCTTCCACGCGCTGCCCAGGCTCCGTCGTGGATCTGGTAGTGCGCTTCGTGGAACGCCTGGACCTTCTCTGGCGTTTCAAGTCCAACCGTATGCCATGAGCCAGCCGCACGGAACACAGCACTAGCGATTCTATTGTCGCTCATCGTGGGGTTGTCCACTCGTGAGACGTGTGCGGGTCATTTTCTGAGGCTCTTCTTCATATCATCAAGCCTGATATTCGCAATTACACCAACAAGAAACCCACTCATACCAAGCAAGAAAGCCCCCGCTTCGCCGATGGCTACCGTTCCCTCCGCATAGGCAGCCGTTAGCCAGACAACCCCCATAGCGACAGACAGCAACCCCACGAAAAACACTAGCATCACGCCTCCCTCAAGTTCCTAGCGTGCGAATTCCCCGCGTCAAATACACCGACGCTTCCGGCTTGTCCATCCGAAGCGCCAGACTCATCGCGTTCACAATCGCACTGAACGGATCGATCCGGTTCCGGCTCCGCTTCTTCGACAGCATCGGATTCTGGTTCCGGTCGTATTCCACCACCACGTTCGACGCGCACCACGCCATCAGCGGCGACCCGCCTGCGTCCATGTTGCCGTCCGCAATCTGCGCGCCGAGCTCCACCGTCGCCGCGCTCAGCGACAACGGTCCCTGCCGCACTTCAAGCACCTGCTGATCCGTGAAGCCGTCCTCGGCCTTGAGCGCCACAATCGTCGCGTGCGCGTGCCACGGGTCAAAGCCGATGTATTCCAAATCGAACCGCTCTCGCTCTGCCTTCAGCACATCACGGATCACGCCGTGGTCAATCGTCGTGCCTGGCGTCGTCAACAGATACCCTTGCTCAATCCAGGTCGGATAGGGCGCGCGGTCTCGGTGCGCACGCTCGGGCACCGTCTCGGCCGGCGTCCACACGTATGGCAGGACCATCCACTTCGCCCGTCCTGGTGCCGGCGGAAACACGAACACCAGCGCGCACAGGTCGATCTTTGACGACAAGTCCACACCGACATAACACGACTGGCCCACGAGATCATCGGCCGACCATGTACTCTGCCCCTTCCGCCAGCCGTCCAGCGACAGCCACGGCGCGTCCGCGTTCACGAGTAGGTTGAGATGCTTCTGTTTGTAGCTGGCGGCCGCCGCCGGGATGCCCTTCGCCTTCCGCAGCTTCGCCGCGAGGTCGTCCGGCTTCACCGACACGCCGTAATTCGGGTTTGCCTTCCGGGCCGTCTCGAGGCTCGTCCAGTCATCGTCGGGGTCAGCGTGCGTGCTGAACGTGAAAAACGTCTCATCCTTAAGCACGCCCTCGAGGATCTTGCAGGCGTAATCGTGCTGATCGCCCCACGGCGAGACGGGATCGTTTCCGAACGTGGTGATCTCGAACATCAACGGCTGCCGCCGCGCGCCGGTCGCCGTCTCCATCACGTCGAGCAGGCCGCGATCCTTCATCGCGTGCATCTCATCGACGATGACGATGTTCGGGTTCAAGCCGTCCGTCGAATCGTAATCCGCGCCGAGTGGTTCCACCTTCGACGCCGTGGCGTCACGGAGCAGCGCCGACACCCGAGGCACGATCCGATCCTTCAGCCCACTCGACTGCACCAGCCGCTTCGCATCCCCGAACACGATCTTCGCCTGATCGCGCTTGGTCGCAATCGCGTAGCCTTCAGCGCCCGGCTCGTCGTCGAAGAACGCGAGATAGAGCAGCACGATCGCTGCGAGCAGCGACTTGCCATTCTTCCTGGGGATCTGATTAAAGGCCGTCCGAAACCGCCGCAGGCCCGTCTCGATATGGACCCAGCCGACGACGCTGCCGAGGACGAACCGCTCCCACGGCTCCAAGTGAATCCGCGTCCCGGCCCACTCGCCCTTATAGTGCGAAAGTTTTTCCGAGAACCGCACGAGCCTGTCAGCCCGTGCCTGGTCGAAGCGATACGGAAAGCCGGGCGTCCCTTCGCGCGCACGGTCCCGCAGATGCCGCTCACACGCGAGCCGATGGTACTTGCCGGCGGGCACCTGGCCAGAGACGACGGATCGCGCGTAGGCGTCGAGCGGGTTCATGCGCCAGCGATGACCTTCAGCCGAACACCACCATCAATCACGATGATTTTATTGTTCGGCCATATGGGCTTAAGTTCAGCCGCCAGCCGTGCGTTTACTTCTTGGGTGAGCCACCCTTGAATCTCTAGCACGATCACGTCGGTCGGCCTGAGTCTGACAACTTCAATCCGCGCAACTTGCGGCAACGATTCGAGCGCCGCCACAGCTTCATCGTGTTCCATCACTTCGCCCCCTTCACCAGCGTCAACGGCTGATCGAACTCGGCGAAATCGTCCCTCGGCCGCTCGACCACTGCCGATGGCTTCCCGGTCGCGTTCAACCCAAACCGTTCCATCCCGATTTCCACCAACCGGATCATCCCCCGATGGTCTGGCCCACCGACGCCCGCCCCAAGCTCGGCCGCTCGCATCTGCCGCTCAAGCGCGATGTTCTGGCACAGCAGCGCAAAGGCCGCCGCGGTCGCCGAGGTCAACGTGCCCTTCTTGATGGCCTCCGGCGCCAACTCCGTCCAGACCAGTACACCCCCAACCAAACACGCCGGCATCGCCACAGGCTCAGACGTCACGGCCGGAGGCGGAGGCTCAACGCCAACCTGCCGCCGCTTCTCCCGCTGTTCACGCTGCCAGCGCACTGAACCCGGCTTCCGTGGCTTGTCCACGTTCCGCCTCGCCCCGCCGCTCCGTCCCTTTACACCTGCCATCTTCGTATG